TGGAGCCCCTCTTATATATGAGCTTCGGGCCATGGGCATACCGGTGCAGGAGTTCACGCCGAGCAAGGGGCAAGACAAGATTGCCCGTTTGAACGCAGTCTCAGACATAATCGCCTCTGGGAAAGTCTGGGTTCCCCAGACAAGATGGGCGGAAGAGTTGGTCGATGAGATTGCTGCGTTCCCGTCAGGCGAGCATGACGACTTGGTTGACGCAACGACGCTAGCACTCATGCGCTTCCGTCAAGGTGGGTTCCTACGCTTACCCGTAGATGAGCCTGAAGACATTAAGTGGTTCAAAGGTCACCGCCGAGAGCGGTTCTACACGGTGTAAGGAAACATCATGGCAACAGGATACATGGGCAGTGGCGATATGAGTAAGGGTCTGTATGCAGCCCCCGAAGGACTTCCGGTTATGGAGGAGGGCCCCGGCATCGAGATTGAGATCGAGGACCCCGAGTCAGTGCACCTAGGCATTGGCGACATCGAGATCGATCTGGAGCCGCGCAAGAAGAATACCGCCGAGGACTTCGATGCAAACTTGGCCGAGTACATGGACGACAAGGAGTTGGCGTCGCTGGTCACCGACTTGGTAGGCGACTTTGACAAAGACATCAACGACCGCAAGGAGTGGATGCAGACCTACGTCGACGGGCTGAAGCTGCTGGGTTTGAAGTACGAAGAGCGTACCGAGCCGTGGCAGGGCGCGTGTGGCGTGTTCCACCCCATGCTCACCGAGTCAGTTGTGCGCTTTCAGTCAGAGGCAATGACGGAGACGTTCCCGGCCATGGGCCCGGTGAAGACGCAGATCGTGGGTGCGATCGACAAACTGCGTGAAGAAGCTGCCCTGCGCGTCAAAGAAGACATGAATTTTCAGCTCACCGAGGTGATGACTGAGTACCGCAGTGAACATGAGCGCATGCTCTGGAGCCTGCCAATTACGGGCTCTGCGTTCAAAAAGGTGTACTACGACCCGAGTAAGGGTCGTCAGGTGGCAATGTTTATCCCCGCCGAAGACATCGTCGTACCTTATGGTAGCTCAAATATCGAGGATTCGGAGCGTGTTACCCACGTAATGCGCAAGACTGAGCAAGAAGTTGTGCGACTGATGGACGCTGGGTTCTACCGTGACGTAGAGCTAGGCGAGCCGTCCTACCAGCTGGACGACATTGAGAAGCAAAAGGCCGAAGAAATGGGCCTGACAGCTATTCAAGACGACCGCTATCGCATCCTTGAGATGCACGTTTTGCTTGACCTGCCGGGGTTCGAAGACAAGAATAAGAAGGGCAAGCCGACTGGCATTGCACTGCCGTATGTGGTGACCATTGAGAAAGGCACCGCCACTATTCTGGCCATTCGGAGAAACTGGTATGAAGACGACAAGCTCCACATCAAGCGTCAGCACTTCGTCCACTATCAATACATCCCGGGCTTCGGCTTCTACGGATACGGACTTATACATCTTATTGGTGGTTATGCTAAGTCCGCTACTATGCTTATTCGTCAGCTTGTTGACGCTGGCACTCTCAGCAACCTCCCCGGAGGACTCAAGGCCCGAGGGCTGCGGGTCAAAGGCGACGACACCCCAATCCAGCCCGGAGAGTTCCGAGATGTGGATGTGCCAAGCGGCTCCATCCGAGACAACATTCTTCCATTACCGTACAAAGAGCCTAGCCAAGTTCTGTACACACTGTTCAATCAGATCGTAACGGAGGGCCGTGCGTTCGCCTCTAGCGGCGACATGAAGGTGAGCGACATGAGCAGCCAAGCTCCTGTCGGGACCACACTGGCTATTCTTGAGCGTACGTTGAAAGTGATGACGGCTGTTCAGGCCCGCATCCACAACGCGATGCGTCAGGAGTTCAAACTTCTGAAAGTGATCATCGCCGACTACTGTCCTGAAGAGTACGAATACGAGCCGGTCGACGGCAATCGCCGTGCGCGTAAGAAGGACTACGACATGGTGGACGTGATCCCTGTGTCTGATCCCAACGCCGCCACCATGGCGCAGAAGATCGTGACGTATCAGGCCGTGCTCCAGTTGGCCCAAAGCGCCCCTCAGTTGTATGACCTGCCCCTGCTGCACCGCCAGATGATCGAGGTGTTGGGTGTGAAGAACGCCAACAAGCTCGTGCCGATCGAGGATGATGCGACGCCAATCGACCCCATCCAAGAGAATCAGAATCTCTTGACGCAGAAACCTGTGAAGGCGTTCTTGGAGCAGAACCATCAGGCCCACATTCAGGTGCACATGGCTGCTATCCAGAACCCGCGTATTCAGCAGATGATGCAGCAGAACCCGGCAGCGCAGGCAATCATGGCCGCTGCCATGGCCCACGTGAACGAGCACATTGCGTTCCAGTACCGCATCGAGATTGAGCAGATGATGGGCACTCAGCTGCCTCCGATGGAAGACAAAAACGCAGAGGAGCAACAGCACATCCCCCGCGAAATGGCCGACCAGATTGCTATGCTTGCAGCCCAAGCTTCCCAACAACTGCTCCAACGCGATCAAGCGCAGGCTCAGCAGCAACAGGCTCAGCAACAGATGCAGGACCCGCTCATCCAGATGCAGATGAAAGAGCTGCAGCTCAAGGAAGCTGAGGTTCAGCTCAAGGCGCAGAAGCAACAGATCGACGCTGTGGCCAAGGCCGACCAGATCGAGATCGAGAAGGCTCGCATCGCCGCACAGAAAGAAATCGCTGCTATGCAGGTAAGCGCTACCGCAGCAGCTGCCAAAGACAAGCTGAATAAGCAGATGGAGGCCGATGGTGCTCGCATGGGTATCGACGTTGCCAAGCATCGCGCCCAGATGGCTACTCAGAGGGACGCGCAACGACGGCAGGCGCATCAACAGTCGTCAAACCACAAAAAGGAGAATAGATGAACATTGACACCCGTGCGCTAGCGCACGTGCAAAAGGAACTTGACAAGCTACGGCAAGAGCAAACAGCCTTCCTTGCCGCTAGTCGAGCCGACACATACGATGAGTACAAAAAAATCTGCGGAGTGATCCGAGGTCTTAGCCTCGCAGATTCCATCATCAATGACCTCGTGCAAAGATTGGAGCACTCGGATGAGTGAGTTTGACGTAGCCGCTGTAGACCTTTCTGGCGTTCTGAATAAGTCCGCTGAAGAGAAAGCGAAGCAGTTGCCTGACCCCGCTGGGTTTATGCTGTTGACTGTGGTCCCTGAGGCTATGGAAGAGTACGCCGACAGTGACGTTGGGATTGTGAAATCGGGTAAGGAAATCTGGAAAGAAGAGCTTCTGACCCCGGTGTTGTTTGTGGTCAAGATGGGCCCCGAAGCCTATCAAGACAAGACGCGGTTCCCTAGTGGACCCCGCTGCAAGGTTGGCGATTTCATCATCGTCCGCCCCAATTCAGGCACCCGCCTGAAGATTCATGGCCGTGAGTTCCGGATGATCAATGATGATTCGGTCGAAGGCACTGTGCAAGACCCGCGTGGCATCACCCGCGCTGCTTAAGGAGTAATTTATGCCGTTGCCAAAATTTGGTGGGGATGAGTACGAATTCCCCGACGAAAAAGAAGAAAAAACCAAGGCGAAAGCCGATTTTGATGTCGAAATTGAAGACGACACCCCGGTAGAAGACCGTGGCCGCAAGCCTCTGAAAGAGCCTATTGAGGACCCGACAGACGATGAACTTGCCAGCTACGACGAGAAAGTCCAAAGCCGGATCAAGAAATTCACTCGTGGCTACCACGATGAGCGCCGTGCAAAAGAGGCAGCGGAGCGGGAGCGGGTTGCCGCCGAGAACTACGCTAAACAGGTTCTGGAAGAGAACAAACGCCTCCAACAGCAGCTCGCTACTGGTAGCCAAGCGTACATCGAGACTTCTAAAACCGCCGCAGAAGCCGAGCTAAATGCAGCTAAATCGTTGTACAAAAAGGCCTACGAGGAGGGAGACCCCGATGCACTGGCCGAAGCTCAGGCGGAGATTACCCGGGCTACCCTGAAGCTGGATAAAGCCCAAGGTATGCGGCCTATCGAGGTTGACGAAAAGTCTTGGGAACCCTCCCGGCAGGAGGAAACCCAGCCTAAAATGTCCCGCCGGACCCAACAATGGGTAGATAACAACTCAGATTGGTTCGGAAAAGACGACGAAATGACTATGATGGCGATGGGGCTTGACAAGAAGCTACAACGCGAGTATGGTCCCGACTACGTTGGTACGTCTGAGTACTTTCAGACTATCGACAAAACAATGCGCAAGCGATTTCCTGAGTATTTTGAAGATGCTCAGAGCGATGAGGATGACGAGCCGCCTCCAAGAAAAAGAGCTGAACCGGCTGATGAGGATGAACCTCCACGCCGTGCCTCAAAACCCGCTACTGTTGTGGCTCCGGCCTCACGTAGCACTCCGCCTAGTCGTGTTCGACTGAAGGCATCCGAAGCTGCGATCGCTCGCAGGCTTGGGGTTCCCTTGGAAGAATATGCCAGACAGGTTGCAGCACTTAGTAAAGGTTAAAAATGGAACAGAATACGCAAACACAAACGCAGGGTCGCCAGAATCGCCTGACTCGTGAACTTGATTCACGGGAAACTTTTCAGCGCCCTACGGCATGGAAGGCCCCTGAGGTTCTGCCGTCTCCGGACAAACGTCCGGGTTGGGCACACCGCTGGGTGCGTATTAGCATTCTTGGGAATGCCGATCCATCCAATATCTCTTCTAAGTTCCGCGAAGGATACGAACCCTGCAAAGCAGAAGACTATCCCGAGCTTATGATGCACGCCGCCACTGAAGGTCGTTTCAAGGGAAACATCGAAGTGGGTGGTTTGTTGCTCTGCCGTATCCCTGATGAGTTCATGGAGCAACGCTCGCAGCATTACGAGCGCCAGAACAAGGCTCAAGTGGAATCGGTGGACAACAATTTCCTTCGTCAAAGTGACGCACGGATGCCTCTCTTCGCGGAGAAATCATCCAAAGTCACATTTGGTTCTGGTTCTTAAACAATTTGGAGTCCTAAATGGCATATCCTACCGTTGACGCCCCCTACGGGCTGAAGCCGGTCAATTTGATCGGTGGTCAGGTGTTCGCCGGAGCTACTCGTCAACTTGTCATCGCTAATACTTCTGGTACCGGTTACGGCACCAGCATTTATTACGGCGACATCGTGACGATTGTTGCCGGTGGCACGATCGAAAAAGACGCTGGCACTACGACCGCTACCCCCTGTGGCGTGTTCATGGGCTGTCAGTACACGAGCGCCGTTACCGGCCAACTGACCTTCTCGCAGTACTATCCTGCAAGTCTGGCAGTTAAGAGCGGCACGATTATCCAAGCCTTCGTGGCCGATGATCCTGACCAGCTGTTCAAAGTTGTGCTGGTTACCGGCACCACCGCAGACAGCACCTCTAGCGGCTTGCTGCCCACCTTCTTGGGCCGTACCGTTATTGGGTCAAACGCTCAATTGGTGCAGAACGCAGGTTCTAACGTGACTGGTGATTCCAAGGTTGGTATTTATACCGCCGCTGGTGCTACCACCACCGCAACCCTGCCCATCCGCATCGTTGATGTGGTCCCCGATACTGCCAACTCGTCTGGCAACTTCTGCGAAGTTATTGTTAAGTGGAACGCACCTAACGTGACTGGTCAGACCGTTGCTGGTGGTCATCAGTATCTCAACCCGACTGGCGTCTGATAAGGAGTAAATCATGGCAATTTCACGCGCACAACTGCTGAAAGAGCTGCTCCCCGGTCTGAACGCCCTGTTCGGTCTGGAGTACGCTCGCTACGGCGAAGAACACAAAGAAATCTACGAAACCGAGACTTCTGAGCGTTCTTTTGAAGAAGAAACCAAGCTGTCTGGCTTCAGTGCAGCACCCGTCAAAAACGAAGGTTCCGCCATTCGTTATGACGACGCACAAGAAGCTTGGACGACCCGCTATACGCACGAAACCATCGCTCTGGGTTTCTCGATCACCGAGGAAGCCATCGAAGATAACCTGTACGACAGCTTGTCTGCTCGCTACACGAAGTCGCTGGCTCGTGCTATGGCCTACACCAAGCAAGTCAAGGCTGCTGCAGTTCTGAACAACGGCTTCAGCGCTACCTACCCCGGTGGCGATGGTCAAGCTCTGTTCTCTACCGCTCACCCGCTGGTGTCTGGTGGTACCAACAGCAACACGCCCTCCACCCAAGTTGACCTGAACGAGACTTCTCTGGAAGCCGCCGTTATTCAGATCGCCGCTTGGACGGATGAACGTGGTCTGCTGATTGCCGCCAAGCCCAAGAAGCTGATTGTTCCCCCGGCACTGATGTTCGTTGCTGACCGTCTGCTCGAAACCGAGCTGCGCGTTGGTACCAACGACAATGACATCAACGCCATCAAGAACATGGGCGCTGTGCCGGAAGGTTACACCGTCAACCAC